GGTCTGGGCGAGGCCGGGTACGACATCCGGATCAAGCAGGCCATCGACTTCAGGGTTCCGGACACTATGCCCGCCCGCGTCACGGTCGACGGCATTCACGTCGGCCAACGGTTCTGCATCGCCTCGGCCATCGAGGAGTTTCAGATGCCCGACTACCTCGTGGGCATCGTGCATGACAAGTCGACGTGGGCCCGGCGCGGCCTGTCGGTCTTCAACACGGTCATCGAGCCCGGCTGGAACGGCTTCCTGACCCTTGAGCTGGTCTATCATGGCTCGGAGCCGCTGTTCATCCCCGCAGGCGCGGGCATTGCGCAGGTCGTCTTCCACCATCTGGTGGAGAATGTATCGTACGAAGGAAAGTACCAAAACCAAGCGGACAAGCCGGTAGGAGCGATCAATGGCTAAGTGGGGCGAATTGGAAACCGTTTTCTGTAGGCACTGCGGCGAAGCTGTGGTTGAAAGCTGCGAACACGTTTGTCCCGACATCGGTTCCGAAGTGCAGAGCGCGGTGGTGGACGACTATTACTCCCTGCGTTACGTCCTGAAGATGGCGCTCGAACAGGCGTCCGTTGGCAAGGGCAAAGAGCGCCACGCCAACGACAAGCCCTTTGACCGTCAGCCCATGATGGAGATCGGGCGCATGGTTGGTCCGGGGTTCTGTCTCGGTCAGGCCATCAAGAAGGCGCAGGAGAGCAGCCGCATGGAACCCGACGCGGCTCAGCGCGAATTGCTGGGTGCAATCAACTACCTTGCTGGTGCCTACCTTCTACTGGAAGAAATCGAGGCGACCTGATAAGATCGCCCGCAACCTGACCCCTGAAGGGACCATGATATGCCTCTCGTTCCCGGCCTGAACCCCGCCGTACGCCTTGAACATGACCCTGAAGACGCTGCAATCACTGCAATGGACGTCACGGTCGAGAACACCGATGAGGACGTCGATGTCCCCCAGTTTTCGGATGACGGCTCGCTCCTGAGCATCGAGCACGGTGACGGTTCGATCACCATCTCGCTGGATGGCAAGCCGATCTCTGAGAACGAGGAGGAGAAGGACACCCGCTGGTTCCGCAACCTTGTCGACGACATCGACAGCATGGAGCTGGGCCACATCTCCGAAGACCTTCTGCGCGGGATCAGCGATGACCTCATGAGCCGCAAGGAGTGGGTCGAGGATCGGGCGCAGGGTATGAAGCTTCTGGGTCTCAAGATCGAGCTGCCCGGCATTCAGGGTAGCAACGACGGTGCGCCGGTCGAAGGCATGTCGAAGGTTCGCCACCCGCTCTTGCAGGAAGCCGTGCTGCGCTTCCAAGCCAACGCCCGCTCCGAGATGCTGCCGACCGACGGACCGGTGAAGATCAGGGACGACGGCAACGCAAGCTCCGCCGCCCGAGACCAGATGGCCGACGCTTTCGAGAAGGACTTCAACCACTACCTGACGTCCACCGCGACAGAATATTACCCGGATACAGACCGCATGTTCCTTTTGCTGGGGTTCGGCGGCACGTCGTTCAAGAAGGTGTACTTCTGCCCGCTGCGGAACCGCCCGGTGTCCGAGAGCGTCAACGCGGACGACCTGATCGTCAACAACGCGGCCACCGACCTGTCCAACTCCCGCCGGGTGACGCACCGCGTCTACCTCAAGCCGTCGACCGTGAAGCGCCTGCAAATCCTCGGTGTCTACCGCGACATCGAGCTGGCGACCCCGCTCATCACCAGCCCCGACAGCGTTCAGGAAGCCAAGGCCGCGCAGCAGGGTATCTCCACCGATACCATGAACCCGGACGACCGCGACCGCGAAATCTACGAGGTCTATTGCGAGCTGGACATCAAGGGCTTTGAGCACAAGTTCAAGGGCAAGCCGTCCGGTCTGGAAATCCCGTACCGCGTGACCATCGACGTGTCGTCGCGTGAGATTTTGAGCATCGTACGGAACTACAACGAAGACACCGCAGAGCTGCCCGAGGCCCGCAAAACCTTCGTCAAGTACACTTTCGTGCCGGGCTTTGGCTTCTACGACATCGGCCTGCTGCACATTCTCGGCAACACTACGAACGCGGTCACCGCTGCGTGGCGTGAGCTTCTGGACGCTGGTATGTTCGCCAACTTCCCCGGCTTCCTGATCTCGGACACCGGATCGCGCCAGAACACCAACATCTTCCGCATCCCGCCCGGCGGCGCGGCTCAGGTGAAGACCGGTGGCCAGCCGATCAACCAAGCCATTATGGCACTGCCGTACAAAGAGCCGTCGCAGGCTCTGATGGCCCTGACCGAAAACATCGCAAGCACCGGCATGCGCGTCGGCGGTACGTCTGAGCTGCAGGTCGGCGAAGGTCGGGCAGATGCGCCGGTTGGCACCACGCTGGCCATGATCGAGCAGGCCACCAAGGTTCTCAACTCGGTCCACAAGCGGATGCACTCGGCTCAGGCCGAAGAGTTCGCCCTCCTGCGCGATTGTTTCCGCGAGCACCCCGAAAGCTTCTGGGAGCGCAACCGCAAGCCGTCTGTAGAGTGGAACATCGAGCTTCTCATAAAGGCTCTGGACGACGTCGAACTGGTGCCTCAGGCCGACCCGAACACCGCCAGCCACGCCCAGCGCGTCATGAAGATCATGGCTCTGAAGCAGCTGCAGTCGGCAAGTCCGGGTCTGTACGACGCCGTGGCCGTTGACAAGGCCGCCCTGCGCGCCATCGGCTGGTCGAACCCCGAGCAGTTCCTCAAGCCCGAGCAGGATCGCAACCAGCCGCCGCCGGAGCTCCTCAAGGGCATCGAGGAGATCAAGATCGCCAAGCAGAAGGCCGACGCCGACACGCTGCGGGCGCAGGCTGACATGCTGAAGGCTCAAAAACCCGAGGTCGCCCGTGCGCAAGGCGGGGCGGTTGGTCCCGATCCGGCTGAGCTGCAGCTGAAGATGATGGCCGAGGAGAACCGGGCCAAGCAGATCGAGCACTCGATCCGCCGTGACGCGATGAACGACGAGAACCGCGATCTAGACCGTGAGAAAGACCTGCAGGCAAAGCAGATGGACATGGACCGCGACCGCATGAACGACGCAGTCAAGATGCAGCACGAGCGCGACATGCGGATGTTCGACCATAAATCTGATATCCTGAAGCTGGCCATGCAGGTCAACGCTAAGAAAAGGGAAGAATGATGGATCACGAGAAAGCCATCCGGGCCGCCAAGCTGACACTGGGTGGCATTCTCGAGAAGCGCCGGGCCAAGACCGCCGTTGAACGGGCCGAAGGCCAGATCGCACCGTCCAAGTATCTTCCCAACGTCCCGCGTCAGGTGCATGCCAACGGCGGCTATGTTCCAGCCGCAGCCCTGCCGGTTGGTCGCCTCGCGGTCGCCGGTGCATTGCCAGCCCAGCGCCAGCCGGGCCTCCTTGACGCCCTCGGCAGCCTCGCCAGCATCGGCAACTCCGCCACCGGCATTGCCGATCTGGTGTATCCCAAGAAGGGAGAAGAGCCCAAGCCCCACGCGGACCGCGTTGAAGCGAAAGCGGAGGGCCTAACGCCCGAGGCCACCGCCGCGATGGAAGCACTGCGCAAGGGCTGGGGTGGGCAGGACTTCGGCATCGTCAGCGCGTACCGCGACCCTGAGCACAACGAGCGTGTCGGCGGAGCCAAGGACAGCCAGCACACCCACGGCAACGCCTATGATGTGAACACCACCGGCTGGTCGCCAGAGGACAAGCTGGCCCTCGCAGACGCAGCATGGAACGCAGGGTTTCGGGGCTTCGGCTTCTACGACAACAACATGCACTTCGACGTCGGCGGCGAGCGCGCATGGGGCCCGTCTCACAGCCGCGACAGCATCCCCGACTGGGCGCAGGGCTGGGCATCGCAGCGTTACGGCTATGCGGATGGTGGTGAGGTTGCCGATCTGGGTCAGGCGCGCGAACAGAAGCAGCTGCAGACGTTCCACACCGGCGTGATGGACGACATTCACACCCGGATGACCCACGCCATGGAAGCGCACCAGAAGGCGGTCGACGCCGGTGTGTTCGACGGCTACGAGGTCGGCGATACCCTGCAGGGCAGCGCGCACCCCATGCGTATCACCGGGCGATACATGCAGGCGTGGAAGCCCACCACCATGGCCCTGCGCAGCTTTGAGCGGATGGGCACTGATCCTACGATCATCGAGCACGAGGGCAAGCAGTACATCCCGATGCTGCGGTATCAGACCGGCAAAGAGGGTGTGGACGGGTTCCAAGAGGGAACCGCGTACCTCGACGGCGTCAGGGCCGCTGGCTACCAGAAGATGGGCGACCTGCGCGCCGTGAAGGCCCGTGGGGGCGCTGTCGAATTTATGAAGGGCAACCACCCGGACGTGCCCGACGAGCTGTATCACGGCAACGCACCCAAGATTGTCGAAAAACAAAACTATCAGGGCGACGGAAAGTGGACCTCTGAGGTGGACCAAGAGGCCACTGACCGCAACATCGCTGGTCAAGACTTCCGCGCGTTCAAGCCATCTCAGTATGGTAACTACGGGCCCGGCATCTACCTGAGCGACAGCCCGAAGACGGCGAGCGGTTACGCGCAGGGCATCCGCGCTGACCAGCCCGAGGTCAGGCCGTACGGGCAGGTCATGAAGCTGCATGTTAGCATGAAGCAGCCGTTTACCGATGACGTTCTGAGACACCCGGCGTGGGTCGATTACATCAAAAACGTCTTCAACAAGTACAATCTCCCGCAGAATGAGCGCGAACAGGCGCGGGCTGTCATGAAGAAGCTGGACGACGGCACGGCCACCATGCGTGACGTCTTCCTGAGCGACACACCTCACGGCACGATGGTCAACCAGTGGGGCCATCACGAGCTTCACGACACCATCCGCAACTCTGGGTTCGACGGAATTATTGCTGACAGGGGTGACGGGACGAAAGAATATGTCGCGTTCAAGCCCGAGCAGGTGAAGAGCGCCCTGTCGGCCACAAAGTTCGACCCCGCCGACCCTGACATTACGAAGGCAGAGGGCGGCGAGGTGAGCGTCCCGCAGAAGACCGTGAAGGCCTACAAGCTGTTCCGCACCAAGGGTGATGGCAATCTCTACCCGCTGTTCGTCAACGCCGACAAGCCCGTCCCGATGGGTGAGTGGCTTGAGGCCGAAGAGGGTCCGCAGGGCAAGTCGCAGGGCAAGGTCAAGTCCAAGCTCGGCGATCTGGCATACCGACCCGGATGGCATGCTGGTGATCTGCCTATGGCGACCCACATCGGTGGCAAGTCCGACCCGAGCCTGAAGAAACCCGATTACCGGCCCGACAACCACGTCTGGGCCGAGGTCGAGATGGCAGCCGACAAGGACTGGCAGTCGGTGGCTGACAGCCGTGGTAAGGGTGTGAAGGCTCACATTACCGATCAAGTCCCGCTGGGCGGGTTCTATCGCTACAAGACCAACCCGAACATGACCGGCAACTGGCTGATTGGCGGCAACATGAAAGTCAACCGTGTCCTGCCGGACGAAGAGGTCAAGGCCATCAACGACGCCGCTGGCACAGCCGACCTGCCGCGACTGCCGCGTGGCGCGTTCGCCGCTGGCGGTGCCGCCATGTTCGAGGGTATCCACGAAGACCTGCAGGACGAGCAGGGCAAGCCTTTGGAGCTCTGGCACGGTACGCCCAGCGAAGGGTTCAGCGAGTTTAAGGACGAGAAGCTGGGTCAACGCGATCCCGGCTTTTACGGTCGCGGCCACTATCTGACGGCCCGTAAGGGTGATGCAGAGTATTATGCCGATAAGGAGGATCGCGGCGACGGATCGGTCATGGGCCCCCTTCATGCCGCCTTGAAGAACCCTTTTATCTGGGATGTATCCTCCCCAGAAAAAGCTCACGGCACAATGCGAAAGCTTCAGGACTTTGGCGTCATGACGGGTGCCGACAAAATGAACGCTTGGGACAACCTGAAGCCGCATGAGGTCGATCAGTTTACAAATTCGGCCTTGGCCAATGGCCATGATGGCGTAATCCGCAAGGGTCGAAATGGCGTCTCCGAGATCGTCGTCTTCAAGCCGACCGCGATCAAACACAAGGACGCGGCGAGCTTTGACCCGGAAGACCCCAACATCTATCGAGCCAATGGCGGAGCGATCAAATGAACAAGCACGGCCTCTACTCCAAAGCCGCCCAGATCATTCGCTCCCTGCCGCAGGAAAAAGGCACCGCCGAACAGATGATCGGCGCGGCCAAGAAGCTTGGGATCAAGCAGGTCGAGATCGACAACGCAAAGCCGCCCACCGGCCCTATCACCCGCGAGGCTCTGGCCAAGCACTTTGAAGACGCCATTCCAAACCTTGGCGTCACCCAGTACGGCGAGAACCCCCGATACACGACCCGTGACGACGAGAGGCGCGGGTCTGAGCTTATAAGCCGCGATCAGTTGTCTCCAGAAGAAGAGGTTGAATACAATCGTATCAGCCAGCGGCGTACAAGCCGACCCAATGTTGAAACTTCGCGCTATGAAAGCGACGATGACTACCTCGATACCGCCGACACGCAATATGGGGACTACACGATCCCCGACGGCAGATACTACCGCGAGAGGCTGCTTCGGCTGGAAAGACCAACGGGCAAGCCCGCAGAACACTACGAAGTCCACACCTCGCACCCGGATTACGCCAGATTTGGCCAGTATGAGACGCTGGACGAGGCGCAGTTGGCTGCAGACGAGTTCTACGACCGGCACGGTGGTGACTACAACACCACCACGGTGAAGCGAAGAAACCCGGACACGGGATCGTATCGCTCAAGCCATTGGTCCGATCACCCGAACGTACTGGCCCACATCCGCATGTCCGACCGCATGGTTGGTGAAGACCGCGAAACTGTGCGGCCCATCGCTCAAAAGCTAGCAGATCATTTTAAGGTTGGGATCAGAGACCTCGGATCGTACGCCGCAGATCAGGGCGTCAAAGACGGCGTGGTTTCTCCGGAAGAGGCGGCCTCGTTTGCGCGGGTCATGAACTTCCCCTTCAGCAAGCACCACTCGGCTCCGGGTATCGGAAAACGCCTGTTGCATGTAGAGGAGCTGCAGTCCGACTGGGGGCAAGAGGGGCGTGACAAAGGGTTCTCCGACCCCGAAAACCCCTATGAGGTTTTCAACAAGAAGACAAAGGAAGTCCTTTCTCGACATCCATCCTACTCTGAGGCATGGGATGCCTACCGCACCATACCCGAGGATCAGTCGGCAGACATTGATACTGCAAAGTCGGTTGGCCCACCCGCCGCCCCTTACGTCCAGAACACCCAGCACTGGACCGATCTTGCGCTGAAAAACGTCCTGCGCGAGGCCGCAC